CAAGTGGGCACGCTCTTTCTCGCGGCGTCCGGGGGGATCACTGCGAGTCAGTCGACGGCCGCCGCCGGCAACGACACCATCTGGTTGTCGGTGGCGGCGCCCGTCGCGCCCATCCCGATCGGCACGGCAGTCAAGGCGGTGGCCTCGGTCGGGTCGACCGGCACGATCACGCGCTACGCGCCGGAAGACCACCAGCATGCCGGCGTCGCGGCCTTCGCGGTCACCAACACCGGCAACACGCTCGGCAACACCCGCTCGCAAGTGGGCACGCTCTTTCTCGCGGCGTCCGGGGGGATCACTGCGAGTCAGTCGACGGCCGCCGCCGGCAACGACACCATCTGGTTGTCGGTGGCGGCACCCGTCGCGCAAACGGCCCAGACAGGCATCAGTGGGATCATCGCCTCGGATGCGACCTACACCTCGGGCTCGGTCTATTTCAGTAACGCGGGCGGCGTCACGATCAGTTCCAGCGTCAACGGCGCGAGTCAATACGTCGTGCTCAGTGCGGGTGGGGGCGGCGTGCCCATCGGCACGGCGGTCAAGGCCGTGGCCTCCGTCGGCTCGACGGGCACGATCACGCGCTACGCGCCGGAAGACCATCAGCATGCCGGTGTCGCGGCGTTCGCCGTCACCAACACCGGTAATACCGCAGGCAATACACGCTCGCAAGTCGGGACACTGTTTCTCGCGGCGAGCGGCGGGATCACGGCCAGCCAATCAACCGCGGCCGCCGGCAACGATACGGTCTGGCTCTCCGTCGCCGCGCCCGTTGCGCAGACGGCGCAGTCGGCGATCAAAGCCTTCGGCGTCAGTAACACCGGCCAGACGGCGGGCAACACCGGCGTCTCGACCGGCATCGATTGGGTGCTCGCGGGGTCGCAGTCGATCACACTCTCGCAGTCGACGTCGGCGGGCGGGCCCAACACGGTCTGGTTCCAGCATCCCGCCTGGCTGACGACGGCGGACCTGTCTGCCAACAGCAGCAAGTATGCGGGCATCAATAGTGCGATCACGGGTGGGTCGCTCACGGTCAATACCTCCGGCATCTCAATCAACATCAGCGCGATCAAGGGGCTCGGCGTCAGCAACACCGGCAACACGAGCGGCAACACCGGCCTCTCGACGGGCGTCGACTGGATCATCGCGGGCTCGGGCGCCATCACGGCGAGTCAGTCGACGGCGGCCAACTCGAACACGATCTGGATCTCGGCGCCGGCCACCTCGGTCCTGACCGGCGTCAGTCCGGTGTCGGTCTCCAGCGCGGGCAGCACGATCAGCGTGCTCCTGACTCCCATGTCGGCGTTCGGCCCCTTCGACGTCATCAACAACTACGTCACCAACTCCACGCTCGGCCAATCGAGTCTGTTCTTTGTGGCCTTCGATCTGCCGTACCAGCTCTCGGCCTCGCGCGTGAATTTCTTTCTCTCGGTCGCAACGCTGCAGAGCGCGGCGGCGAGTTCCGGCAGTGGGTCACTCGGGATCGGCTACGGCCTCTACACCCGCGGGACGGGCGCGTCGAGCGAACGCCTGATGAGCCTCACCAGTTATTCGGCGGTGATCATCAGCTACACGGCCAGCTCAGACTCCCGCTACGCGGCGACGCACTATGCCGGCTTGAGCAATGCCACGTCGCACACGACCGCGCAGACGGCCATGTCGACGTCGAATGCGAGCACGTATGCGTTGAACAGCCTGGGCGGGTACCGCGTCGTGGCGTTGCCGGTCAATCTCACGATGACCCCGGGCCGCTACTGGCTGGGGTTTTCGCAGCAGTCGACCAACAATGCGGCGGCGTCGTGGTCGGTCGGGGCGAGCTATCTGCAGGCGACGGTGAGCAACTGGATCGCGTATCGCCCGTTCGGCACGTCGAGCGCGGCGAGTAACGCGAGCGTTTATCCCGTGGTCGCCGGCTATGGCACCTACTCGGCGCAATCGGCGGCCTGGCCCGTCAGCATCGGCCTGAGCAATAGCGACATCCGCGGGAGTGTGACGGCCACGGTCCCGATCTTCAACTTCAGCGGCATCGGCACCAGTTCCAACATTCTCTGATATGGCTGTTGTCTTCGACGCGACGACGCCGGCCGCCAATGGCGACCAGACCGCCAATGCGGTCAACGGCATCACCGGCTTCACGACGACCGGTGGTCTCGTCACGGTCGGCAGCGGCGCCAACCGTGTGCTCGTGCTGTCGGTGAGTCTCTCGCTCGACACGGCCACCAGTGTCGCGGCGGTCTGGGATACCGGCGGGACGAACCAGGCGATGACCCAGATCGTCACGCGGGGGCAAGCCGGGGGCGGGTGTGCGGTGCTCTTCGGCCTCGTCGCGCCGACCTCCGGTAACAAGAACGCGAAGATCACCTGGAACAACGCCAACTCCGACATCTGCGTCAACGGTACGAGTTGGACGGGTGCGGATCAAACGGGCGGCGCGACCACCTTCCCGAACAGCACATCGGCGGTCGCGACCTCAAGCTCGGCGATCAGTCTCGCGGTGACGAGTGCGGTCGGGAATGCCACACAGGTCTGTACGGCCACGGGCGGCACCCCATCGGCGGCCACAAAAACAACCACCTACTTAGATTCATCGCCAGCAAGCGAGTCGGGGGCTGGCTCGCGCGCGGATGGCGCGGCCAGTGTCACGCACGGCTGGACCGTGACCTTCTCCAGTTGGGTCGCGGCGGGGACGGATATTCTCGCGGATGCCGGCGTCGTCGTCGGCAACCTCGCGTGGGTGACCGCATGAAGCCGCAACTCGTCACCTCCGATTTTGCCGGGGCCCACAACACCGACCTCGAACACACGACGGCGCGCCTGCTGCGCGGCGGGTCGTGGAAGCGGCAACGCGTGATCCTGATCATGCCGGCCGACACGCTCATCCCGGCGAAGGCGGCGCTCGCCATGTGGAACCTCGCGTTCCCGCCCAACAACGGCGTCGTGCGGATGCTCGCGCAAGGGATGGAAGTCGGTGATGCCTACTCGACCGCGATTCAGACGATCCTCGATCATCCGGACCTCTCGCAGTGGGAGTTTCTGTTGACGTGCGAGGTCGATAATCTCCCGCCCAGCGACGGCGTGCTGCAGTTGATCGCGCGGATGGACGCGCATCCGGAGTTCGCCTGCATCGGCGGCCTCTATTGGACGAAGGGCGAGGGCGGCGTGCCGCAGATCTGGGGCGACCCGCGCGACCCCGTGCTGAACTTCCGCCCGCAGGTGCCGGTGGCCGGACAACTGGTCGAGTGCTGCGGGACCGGCATGGGCTTCAACCTGTGGCGGCTCTCGATGTTCAAGGATGCACGGTTGCGCAAGCCGTGGTTCAAAACGATCGCCGGCAAAGAGGGCATCGGCACGCAGGACCTGTACGCGTGGGGCGATTTTCGCAAATACGGCTATCGCTGCGCGATTGACTGCGCGTGCCTCGTCGGGCATCTCGATGCCGTCAACGACATCGTGTGGTGAACAAATGGACTGGGTCGCTCAACTGAAACAACCGCAGCTCGATCCGCCGCCAGCGCTGCTGAAGCTCGACCTCGGATGCGGGCCGCATCCGCGCGAGGGCTTCGAAGGCGTCGACCGCCTGCACTTCGGGGACATGGTGCGGCACGTCGTGGACCTGCGCGTCGCGCCGTGGCCGTGGGCCGACAACAGCGTCGCCGAGGCGCACAGTTCGCACTTCCTCGAACACCTGACGAGTGTGGAGCGCATGACGTTCGCCAACGAACTGTGGCGCGTGCTCGTGCCCAACGGGACGTGCCAGATCATCGTGCCGCACTGGGCGAGCTGCCGGGCCTACGGCGACCCGACGCACCAGTGGCCGCCGGTGTCGGAGTTCTGGTTCTACTACCTCTCGCGGGAGTGGCGGCAGGCGAACGCGCCGCACTGCGACGGGACGCACCATCCGCAGGGGTTCGTCTGTCACTTCGGGGCGCAGTGGGGCTACAACCTGCGGCCCGACCTCGGCGTGCGCAGCGTCGAGTGGCAGCAGTTCGCCACCCAGAACTACAAGGAAGTCTGCCAGGACATCAATGCGACGGTGACGGCCCTGAAATGAGCCGACATCTGTCTCAAATAGGAACACTTTCGGGTAGAAACTACGCTACACTGTTTCATATGGGTACAGTCGGGCCTCGCTACCCTGTGTTCTGATGCCGACCTACACCGGCTGGGCTACCGACTGCGACACGGTCACCACCACCACGGGGACCAGCGGGACCATTTCGCCCAACGGGCAAAATCCTGGGACGTTTCTTTTCGTCTTCGACGTGCCCACCCCGACGCTCGCCACCGCGATCCTGCCGAACAATCCGATCGCCGTGCAGCCCGACGGCGCCTTCACGTTCAGCGGCCCGAGCGCGGCCTATAACCTCGTGTTCTGTCTCGGGGGCCTGCCCGAGGCGACCATCCTCGCGGAGAGCACCTACGAGACCTATGTGCTGGGCCTCGGGGCCGTCGGCGTGTGGCCCTTCGATGACGTCGCTGCGCCGTTTATCGACCACACCGGGAATGCGGCGCAGAACGGCGTGGTGGATCCGACGAATTCATGGCAAGGGGCCGTTACGGACCCAGTGACCGTCGTGAGCGCCGGGCAACCATCGTTGCGGGCGGGCAATGCGACCTCGGTGCTGACGGACGGTGTGGAGCGCTCCATTCTCTCGCTTGCACAGAGCGTCGGGGCCCCCAACATTCGAACCGACTGCGTGTTGACGTCCGTCTCAGCCTTCACCGTCGAACTCTGGGTGAAATTACAAACGCTTTCAGCGGGTACGGCACCGGCACGGTGGATCTGGTACGACGGCGCAAGTATCCTCCGTGTGAATATTACGACGGGCGCGGCGAGCGCCTTGATCACCAATGACGCCTCGATCGAAGGCACTGCGACAGGCGGCACGCTCACGGTCGGCGTCGTCTATTACTTGGCCGTGACCTATGACGACGCGAACGTCATCCTCTATCGCAATGGCGAAGAAATCGCGCGGCAGGCCCTCACCGGCCCCGTCACCATCTACGGAATGCACTGGGGTGGCGCCGAGGTCGGTGATGTCTCCATGAACGGCTGGATCCAGAACGCCGCAATCTATCCCACCGCGCTCACGCCAGACCAGATCGCCGCCATCTACGCCTTCGGGACCGGCGCCTAAATGTCTTACACCTGTCTCGACCTGATCGGCGCGAGCTTGAAGCGCATCGGCGTCTTGCAGGCCGGCGAGCCGGTCTCGGCCGAAGATGCCGCCGACGGCTTGCTGCGCCTCAACGACCTTGTGGACAGCTTCGCCGCTGAGCGCCTCGTGATCTACGCGGTGGCGCGCACGCTCTGGACGATCGTCTCCGGCACGGCGACCTACACGGTGGGCACCGGCGGGAACGTGGAACTCGTGCGGCCGCAATACATCGACGCGATCAAGTTCGTGGATACGACGGGATCGCCGGACCTCGAAATGGAATTGGAAGGTCCGCTGACCGAGGCGGCCTATCGCGGCATCAGTCTCAAAGGCCTGACCGCCACGTATCCGACGGCCGCCTACTACGAGCCGACGTTCCCGCTCGGGCTCATCACGCTCTATCCGGCACCGACCAGTACGACCTTGCAAGGCGTGCTCTATGCGGGCCAGGCGGTCTCCGAATTCGCGTCGCAGTTCACGGCCATCGCGTTGCCACCAGGCTACAAGCTGATGCTGCGCGAGAACCTCGCGGCCGCGTTGTGGCCGGAATGGTTCGCGGGCCAGCCGCTGCCGCCGGAGCTGCGCGCCGAAGCCATCCGCACCAAGCAACTGATCAAGACGACGAATGTGCGGCTGGCCGATCTCTCCAGCGACCCGGGCGCGCTGATCGGGTGGCAGGGGGCGGGCTATTCGATTCTGAGCGATCAATGAGTCAAGTCCCGAGCTTCATCGGCCCGTCGAACGTCAACCAGTCGTCGGTCTTCGATGGCGAAGACACGCTCAACTGGTATCTGGAGACGTCCGAGCAGTCGGCGACGAAGAATCGCGCGGCGCTCTATCCCACGCCGGGTCAGACGACTTGGTTGACGAATACGGAGATCGGCGGGCGCGCCTTGTTGTCGATCAATGGTCTCTTCCACGGCGTCATCGGTGGGGCCCTCAAAGAATTCTCCGCGTCGGCCGTTGCGACGCTGCGCGGCGCCGTCGCGCAGGACAGCAATCCGGCGACGATCAGTTATAACGGGCCGACCGGCAATCAGCTCTTCATCACCTCGGGCGGCAACGGTTACGTCCTCAATCTCACGTCGCACGTCCTGACGGAAGTCCTGACGGGCGGCACCACGATGGGCGGCATGATTGACGGCTACTTCATCGCCTTCAACGCCACGACGTCCTCGATCCGGATCTCGAATCTGAACGACGGCCTGACGTGGGACCCGACGCAGTTTCAACAGCGCAACAACGCGCCCGACCCGTGGGTGGCGATGCTCGTCAATGCGCCCGACATCTGGCTGGTCGGTGAGCAGTCGACCGATGTGTGGCGCGACAGCGGCGCGTTTCCGTTTCCGTTGGAGCCGCGGCCGGGCGCGAGCTTCAAGTACGGCACGCCCGCGCCGTTCTCGGTGTGGGCGGCTGGCGATACGGTGGGCTGGCTGTCGCAGTCGGCGACCGGCGCGGGCCTCGTCGTGCAGGCGCGTGGCTACAACCCGGCGCCCGTTTCGACCAAGGCGCTGGAGACGGCTATCGCTGGCTACGCGCGCACGTCGAGGATCACGAACTGCGAGGCGTTGACCTATCAGGCTGAGGGGCATACCTTCGCGGTCTTCAATTTCCCCGGCCCGAAAAAAACGCACGTCTACGATCTCACGACAGGGCAGTGGCACCGCCGCGGCCGGTGGAACCCGGTGACCAACGACGACGAAATGTGGACGCCGCGCGTCCATGCGTATGCGTTCGGCAAGCACTTCGTCGCTGACCGCACCACTGGCAACATCAACATCCTCGACGTCACGACGCCGACCGAAGCCGATGGCGCCGTCATTCGACGCGAGCGCATCGCGCCCGGCATGTGCCGCGAGCAGCAGATGCGGCGCTATCCGAGTTTCCAGCTCTATCTCGATGCCGGGCTCGGCACCGCCACGGGGCAGGGGAGTGACCCGCAGGTGATGCTGCGCACGTCGGACGATGGCGGCAAGACTTACTCGAACGAACGCCTCGCGAGCGCCGGCAAGATGGGCGAGTACGGCCGCCGCGTCTACTGGACACGGCTGGGCGCCTCGATGGACCGCGTCTACAAAGTATCGGTGACGGACCCGTCGCAAGCGTGGCGCCTCATCGATGGTTGGACACCGTAATGGATGCCGAGGTCACTCGCCGATCCGCCCGTCACAACCGACCTGATCAACCTGCCCGAGATCCGCTCGAAAGCCGATCCGTTGGCGCGGTTGCCGGGCGCGGTGACCATTCAGCGCGCGTGGTACGAATACTTCCTCGGCCTGACGACGCGCACCGAGCAGAGTTCGCCCGTGCTGCTGACCACGGCGTTGACGCTGCAGACCGGAGCGATCGCGCCGACCGACCTCCCGCTGGGGACGACGGTCGGCGGGCTCTACCGCGTGAGCACCTACATGCGGATCACGACTGCAGCCTCCACCTCCAGCAGCTTGACTATTACCATCGGCTTTACCGACGGCTCCGTGAATTGCATCTTCGCTGGCGCGGCATTGACGACCAACACGACGGCCAGCGTGCAGTGCAACACGTTCGTCCTGCGAGCAGACCCGGCATCGCCGATCACCTACCGGACGGCGTACGCGAGCGTGGGGGCCACGGCGATGCGCTATGCGCTGAGCGTCGTGGTGGAGCAGGTGGGCGCGTGAGCGCGACGAGGTCCGCGACGAGTGACGACGTCGAACAGATTGTCGCGATGGGTCGGCATTTCATCGAAGACATCTATCCGGGTGACCTGCGCTACAACCCGGACCAGATCCGGCTCTTTGCGCACCAACTCATCGCCGCTGACGACAGCGACATTCTGCTCGCCGAATCGGGCGGGGACGTCGTCGGCATGCTGGCGCTGATGGCGTATGCGCATCCCATGTCCGGCGATCGCATCGCCACCGAAGTGTGCTGGTGGGTCGAACCGCAGCATCGCGGTCTCGGCATGCGATTGTTTCGCGCGGCCGAGGCATGGAGTCGCGCGCAGAGCGCGGTCGTGTTTCAGATGATCGCGCCGTCACCCGAGGTCGCGCACTTCTACGAGCGGGTGGGATTTAAGGCGATCGAGACCACCTATCAGCGGAGAATCGCATGATCGAATTTGATTCGCCGGAGAAGTTCATCGGCACGACCGCCGCGATCATCCTCGCGGCGAGCGGAGCAGCCACCACTGCGGGGACGGTCTACGGCGCGAAGAAACAGTCGCGCGCCGCGACCGACAGCGCCAAGCTCCAGACCGATGCCGCGAACCATGCGGCCGACCTGCAAGCGAAAGCGGCGGCCGAGGCGCTGGCCTTTCAACGGCAGCAGGCGGAAGCCGATTTCCAGAACAGCGAGGCCTCGCGCCGGGGCAACTACGACCAGTGGGCCGCCGCCCAGCGTCGGCTCCAGACGCTCAACGACCTGCTGGGCTTGGGGCCGCGCGAGATCCCCGACTACGTGCCGGGCAAGGATCCGAATCTCGACACCACAGGGGCGCCAGGCGGTGCCACGACGCCTCCAGGGACGACACCGCCGACTGGGCAGGGCGCAGGGGCCACCGGCGTCGATTGGACCTCTCCGAACCTCGCCGCGCAGCTCTCGGCCTACTTCAAGAGCCGGGGCGTGGCCGACACCGAGGTGCCCTACTGGGTGGGGAAGGCGCCCGAACTCGTCGCGCGCGGCCGGGAGATCGGCAACCCCAACTATGCCAATGAGCGCCTCGCGGCGGCCGACATCTTCGGCGGCGCGAAGCCGACGACCGCCCCGAAGCCGACCACCTCGCCCTATAGCGGCACCGTCGGCGCCATCTTGGCCCCGCCCTACAAGCGGCAAGTGATTGCGCCGGCCACGCCGATGTCCGGAGGCTACTGATGACCGACGACGACGGCTTCCCCGATACCTCCGGCACGACCGGCCCCGACGGCCCCTACACGCCGCCGAATCCTGGCGTACGGCGCGCCACGGCGGCACAGGTCGCGGCGTGGTATCAGCAGTATCTCGGGCGCGCGCCTGAGCCCGGCATCGTCGCGGGCTGGGTGACCGGCGGGCTCTCGCCCGAGGCGGTCGAAAACGC